TATCAAGAATGATCGGCGCGGCAAAGGTCTTGAGATAGTCCCAAACCACCGACTTCGCCTGGCTTCGGTACGGTGCGATGTAGCCAAACAACGGGAAAGCGCTCTTACAGGTAGCCGCTGCCCTGATTACGTCATTGATAGCCGCTACTGTCTTGCCTGCGCGTCTGTGGGCGACTAAACAGCCCCATCGCTGCGTGCGGGCATGGAAGGGGAGGAAAGCCCGTCTCGGCGCATAGGGAAGGATTATTTCGGATCGGCCCATCGGATCGTCAACTCTTGTGGCCCGCCCTCCGGCCCGGTGTTTTCGTGCCGCTGCGTCTCCGCCCACCGCATTTGCGCCTTCGTCCACCAAATTAGCGCCGTGGTATCGCCGGACTGCGCCTTGTTGAAAAGGGTCTTGGCAATCTGTGCCGATGCCGTAGCCTTGCCGAGCGCAAGTTCTGTTTCGTAATACTTGCGCAGGGTAACGTGCGAAATGCCCAAGAGCGCCCCTATTTGATCGTGGGGCAATCCTAATCCCGCAGCTTGCTTAGCCTGCTCGCGGGTCTTGTCGGTCGGTTTGTGGGGAGCTTGTGCCATGTCTTTTCTTAACTAAATCATGCAGCTTTATCTAGCTTAGTAAACGGTTCATTTGTGCTTTCAAGGTAAGCTGTCTTTCCGGTGAATTCCTGCCACCGTTGAACGATGACATCGCAATACTTGGGGTCAAGTTCCATTGACCGATTGATTCGGCCTGTCTTTTCACAGGCGATTAGCGTTGAACCGCTGCCGCCGAATAGGTCGAGGATTAAATCCCCCCGCTTGCTGCTGTTCGAAATGCCATACGATACAAGATCGACAGGCTTTATCGTAGGGTGCAAACCGCTTCCATCGCGCCCAAATTCCCAAACATCCGAAACATTGCGGCTTTCGACCTCCCCAGCAAAGACACAAAGTTCGTGCTGAAACCTGTACCCGCCCTTGCCCATTCCGATTGATGGCTTTTTCCACACAATGCAATTAGACACCTTGCGATGCTTTGACACCTCGGCATCTGTAAACGCATAAGCCCGAAAACCGACCCAAAAATACCAACTTGCACCCTGCTTAGACACAACAGACGCAACAGAGATTGCACCCGCGATAATGCTTTCGGCCTCATCCATTGAAGCATCACCCTTGATGCGGCCTGACCTTTGCATGTTGATTCCATAAGGCGGGTCAGTAAACACCATGTCGGCTTTTTGTCCGGCCATCAACTTTTCGACGGCATCAACACTTGTCGAATCCCCGCACATCAAACGATGCTTTCCAAGTATCCAAACATCGCCAAGTTTTGTTACCGGTTCTCCGGGTATTTCGGGGACGGCATCTTCATCCGTCAATCCCTCCACCACGGTCGGGGTTAACAGCGCGTTGATTTCGTCCGTTGAAAATCCTGTCAAAGACAAATCGAAATCCATGTCCTTGAGATCGCCCAGTTCCAAAGCCAACATCTCATCGTCCCAACCCGCATTTAGCGCCAGCTTGTTGTCAGCGATGACATAAGCCCGCTTCTGCGCGTCAGAAAGGTGGCTAAGCCGGATACAAGGCACTTCGGCTAGTTGCAGCTTACGAGCCGCTAGAAGCCGTCCGTGGCCGGCAATAATACCGCCCTGCTCGTCAATCAGGATCGGGTTGGTAAAGCCGAATTCCTTGATGCTAGCGGCAATTTGAGCCACTTGCCCGTCATCGTGGGTACGCGAATTCTTGGCAAAAGGGATTAAATCGCCAACAGGAAGGTGTTCAATTTTCATTTTTAATTTTTAGGAACTGGATAACGCAATTCATCCTGCCCTGCAAATGGGCTTTTGCCTTGCTTGATTCGACCTATTGCAAACTGCTCTGCTTTGGAATAAATCTCAGGGGTCGGCTCATTCCCTGCGGTCAAGTGCTGCAATTCTTGTTTCGTCAGGGTAGGCACAATTAGCGGGTGTTCAACTTGCTGGCCATTGTGTTCGAAGATAGACGAAAGTTCTGTTGCCATGCCATCTTGGGCGGGCAGTTGACCGAAATACCCTTTGCCTTTAGCCGTGAAAGGATTGTTTACTGCCTGCTCATTGCCGTGTCTCATGCCATAAGGCGCAAGCGTCTGTTCAGACGGATACGCTTTCAGCAAAGCAGCAAGACGCGCATTGTCAGCCACGGTGCATCCGTTTCATGGCTTCGGCTAACTTTTTGCCCTTGTCAGCCTGGTTGAATTCCTTCGCTACTTTGACGGGCACGCCGACTTTTTTGGCGAACTCCGGATTGTGGGCAGCAGCCGCCATCATGCGGGCTTGGGCAGGGGAGTGACTGGGCATTATGTCCTCACTTGAGGAAGCGGAGTTTGTAGAGGGTCGAATCGATCTGATCCGCAATTTCGTCCACAATGTTCTGAAGCTGGCTTTCGCTTGGCAAGTCCTTGCGAATATCGTCCACAAAGTCCTTGATCTGCGTCAGATACTTGACCGGTTCGGTGGCTAGGTGGAAGTCCTTGGGGTAGTTCGTGATGATGTCGTAGCACCCTTGATAAGCCTCTGCCCATTTGTCGGCAAGCTCTACGATTGCGTCGTAATACTCACCAAGCGCCATGTGCTGCGCGAATGACTTGGTTTGCAGGTGCATGAAGTGCGTCACGGTTGCCGAGTGAAAAAGAACACTAACAAACGCCGCCGCTGATTCGTTGTATTTCGACATTTTTCACCCTTTTTCAGCAATATCTTGATGATATTCGGGATTTTTCATGGTGTCAAGCCCGTAATTTGACCATTTGAGCAATCATAATTTCCACCGTATCTTTCACGCCTTGCACATCCCGAACGATTGCTCTGCACCCAGTCCATTGCAGCGCAAACTTTTGTTGATCCTCAGTCTCCTTACCTTTCGGGCCTTTGACTTCGACCAGCCATGTAACCCCTCCAAAAGCCACCAAAAGGTCAGGCACGCCCTTTCCCATCGCGGCAAGGGATAGCACCGCACAGCCTCGCATTTTGAACTCTGTGACGATTTCCTGATGGTTAGCATCGACTTTAGCAGCGCGTCTCAATGGGATGCCTTCTCAATCGCTTTAGCCGCCTCAATCTCTGCCATGACTTCCGGCCCAGTCTCAATTGTGATTCGCATATCCTGAACCAACAACTCCATGCACACCCCCTCAGCAAGTTCTGTTTCACAGTAATCGCTTTGCGCCTGGCCAAACGCAAGAAATGCCGAGCAAATTCCGTGAAGAACTTCTAACGCTTTTCGTTCGTCTACCGTTGAAAATTGGCACATAGCTGCTCCGTTTGTTGTAACAATTCTTGCTCTGTCCCGTATCGTTTTTCGAATTCCTTGCGCCAGGGATGCCGACTGACGTACTCAGGGGTGTTTCTGCCGCTCCTGTGGTGGGTCGGACACAGGCATATCACAAACATTTCACCCGCCCGCTTGCTGCCCGACAGAACGTGGTGAATATCCCCGTCAGAGCGCACACCGTGGAACAACCGGCAAACGATACACCCCAAATCTCTGACCTTGGCGTGCCATTCCTGTTCAGTTTTCGTCAAGGGTGACTCCCGCATGATGAGTTGCTGCCATCAGCCAATCCAACCATTCAGAAAACCGAGCTTTGGTGTATTTGCTCGTTCGCCTGCCAAGCATAACAACCCCTCCATTTAGCCCCATAGCAAGCCTTGGCGACGTTTCACCCTCAAAGGCGGCTGTCAATACGTCTTTCCATTCCTCAGCGCTCATGCGCGTTTTTGCGCCGTTCACCACCCATATTTTCTGCTTAGCCCAGGCTTCCAAGATAGGCCATTGCGCGGCGTTTTGATCTAGGGTGCGGTCGTTCATTCATTCCCCCTTGCTCGGATAGCGGAGGCGCAGGATCGGGTCAGGCTGAAGTAGTTGGATTAGCATCCGTTCTTCTCCCGTAGCTTGGCTTCAATGGCTCGGGCAAACGCTTCGACACTATCTGAATCAATTACATATTCACCACTTCCAATGTATTTCTGTTTTACACAATCGGCGCTATAAATGTCATCATCCGTCAACGACACCCATTCGCGCTTGAGTGGGTGGGTGTAGAGGGGAGTTGCATCTTCATACGGCGCTTCATACGGCGCAACGTTTCCGCGGATGATTACGTCCCGTCCCTGTGCATTGGTGTAACTCCACGCCACCGGCTCTTGCTTCTCTGCTTCTGCGATGGCTTGGCGTAGTGCAGTCAGCGATTCCGAGTAAGCATCTTCGTGATTGAGCAAAGGCGTTCCATGTTGTTCCAGCGCCTTTAATGCTTGCTTCATGGCTTTGATGCTCATTTGCGCACCCATACGCGACACATACGACCGCTCGCGCCTTTCTTCTTGCCATCGGGGTAAACAAAGTCCAGCCGCTCTAGTTCGCTCATCCTGCGAGCAATTGCGTTGTGGTCTAGGGTTG